CGTCACGGACCTGCTTGTCTACGATGCAGGCGCAATCGAACTTGTCAGTGATGCAGATGGGAGACTTGTCGAGCTACAATCATGGCTTGGCTCTGAGTGGTTTCCTGTCACAGATGAACACGGGCATCTTCTTCGGTACGAACAGCAAACAGAAGACACCCCTGAGAACCCAATCGCCCTTCCGCCGCAGAGCCTTGCGTACTTCAAGCTCTACAACAACAACCGATCTGTCCTTGGGCTGCCTGTTCTTGAGACTGTCATCAACGAGTGCCTGACATGCGTGCTTTCCAGCGAACACGCAATGCTCGCCCTTGATGCGGACGAGATCCCTCCGGGGCTGCTTGTGCTGGGTGGTGTCGCTGGGCAGGCGGCAGAGCGAGCCAGAGCGGACCTGAGGGCCATGAAGGGCAAGGACCACCGCATCCGTGTGGTCACAAGCCCGCAGCCAAATGGCATTGACGCAAAGTGGCTGGAGCTTCGACACACCCCAAAAGACTTGGAGATGCAGCAGGTCGTAGAGACCATGCGGAGAGCGATCTGGCGCACCTTTGGCGTGATGCCGATTGAGCTTGGCGAGTCCCAAGGGGTTCCGAGGGCCACGGCTGAGATTCAGATGGATGTCGCAAGCAGCCACCTGATCTCTCCGATCCTTGAGCTATTGCAGGCAAGAATCAACACGCAGGTTCTCCCGAGGCTCTTGGACGAGGCAGACGAAGGGCGCGTCTCGTTCAACTTCGACCGAGCCGCCCCGCTTACAGCAGGTGAGAAGCTGGAGGCAGCAAAGCGCTCTGAGATCCTACTGGAGCATGGCGTAATCACAGTCAACGAGGTCCGCGCGGAGATGGGGATGATGCCTGTTGAGGGTGGTGATGTGCCGACTGTTGTGACAGCTCTCGGCCCACTTCCTCTTGCAAAGGTGATGACTGGCATGTCGCCAGCGGAGACTCTTCCCGCCGCGCAGCAGTACGGGGGAGAAGAGAAGGCAGGTGTGATTACGGCAAGCCAGATCGTACAGTCTTTCCTTCGCCGCAGGGATGGTGCGGGCCACACTTGCAACGCAGAGTGCAACCACGACAAAGAAGAACGGAAGTATGAAAATATCGACTTCAGCGTTCCAAAGGGTGTGGTGGAAGAGCTTGAGAAGGGGCTGAGGTGGAACGAAGAGGGGCACGGCGGCGGCGGTCTGCGGCCAGAAACAGTCTCATGGGCGAGAAGAATGGCAAACGGTGCTGACATCAGCCCAGCCAAAGCCGTGAAGATGCGAGCTTGGCTTGCTCGTCACGAGGTAGACAAGGAGGGCAAAGGCTTCTATCCAGACCAAGAGGGGTTCCCGAGCCCTGGAAGAGTTGCGTGGGCCTTGTGGGGTGGTGACCCGGCTGTTCCTTGGTCAAACAAAATCGTGAATCAGATGCGTAGAGAGGACGAGGAAGAAGGCAGAAACCTCTCGGATCTCTCGGAGAAGGTGCAAAAGGCACTCAAGAAAAAGGCAGATGACTTCAACGAAGAGATGGAAGAAGGCGGCTTCGCTGAGTGGAAGAGGACAACAGCAAGAACGCTGGCGGCTGTCTTCAAGCGTGGAGTGGGTGCATACAACACGAATCCTGAGAGCGTGAGGCCGACGGTCAACTCTGCGGACCAGTGGGCTTACGCAAGGGTCAACTCCTTTCTCTACGCAGTGGAGAAGGAGAAGTTCAGGAGCGGCAAGCACGACACGGACCTGCTGCCAGAAGAGCACCCAATGAGCACAAAGGGGAAGTCTTGGCGGGAACGGGCACTTGATTCGCAGTGGTTGCCGAGCGCATGGGCCAAGCCGTCCAAGTTCAAGGATGTCAGGACTGTGGACCTGCGTGCGCTGGCGGGAGATGTGGAGGACTACACCAGAGGTGTTGCAGAGCTCTACATCAGTACCGCAGACGAGGTTCAGGCCATTGTTGCCTCTGCTATTGCTTCTGGCGGTGGCAAGATGTCTGTCCCTTCCTCCAACACTGCTACCAGAAGGATCAACGAAGCACTGGACGATCTGGTTGTCAGGTGGTCGACAATGACGCTTCCGTACTACATCAGCGTCTCAAAGAGTGCATACCAGTCATGCTCGGAGTGGATGGGCCAAGAGCCGGCAGGGGACCCGGCAAGAGTTGCGCTCTCCTACCACAATGAGGCAATGCTCTACTTGACCGACTCTATCGGCCTTGTTGGCACGCTGAGGAACAACATTCTGCAAATCGTAAGGGCTGCAACCCTCTCGCAGCGCTCACGAGCAGACGAGGTTGATCCAGACACAGACCCGATTGAGATTTTGCGGCTGCTGGATGATGAGTTCGCTGCGCAGTCTCACCGCATCACCAACTGGTCTGGAAAGCTCGTTGGGCTCACATGGCTGGCTGTTGGTAGCTACCTGCTTTCCCGCACCATCCTCCAAGATGGTTCTGCAAATGTCTGGTACTACGAGTGGGTGGCGCAAGAGGGCAAGAACTGCACAACCTGTGTTTCGGAAGGTTCTCAGGGTATCAGGCGGTTGGATGAGATCAGCGTCTACCCGGCAGAGGACACGAAGTGTGGGGCGAACTGCCGGTGCGTCCTCAGCGTCTGGACGCAGCGTGAGATTGACAGTGGTGACTATGTCCTGCTTTCTCACTTGAACGAGTAGTGAATCTTCCTTTGTTGTAAACATTCGTGCTATCTGATAATCTTCCAGATGACGCCATCAGGTAGGCGCGGCCCAAACTCTTGAGAGTGAAAATGCGCGTTTCTGTACCTTCCGAAGGCGGCGACCATCAGCTTGAATGCTCCCTTGTGAAGCAGGGCGATGGCCGCAAAGTATGGTCTGCCCGCTGCCGAATCCCATGCGCTGGGTTCGGCTTCACTGGTGTGACTGTCGGTTCAAGTGAAAAGCCTGACGCACAGAGGGCGGAAGTAAACCCGGAAGAGGTCGGCAGGGGTGTTGTCTTCTTGGAGGGCTTTGCCAGCAGCAGCAGTGTGGATTGGCATGGCACAGAAATGAGCATGCGTGCGCTCTCCCATATGGAGCAGCAGTTCAAGAACGGCGTGCCGTATGTCCCATCCCACCGTGATGACGAATGGGATCAGGTGTTTGGCCGCACGGTTGACGCGCAGGTTGTTTCTGGACAAGTCCGAAAGAACGGCGACTTTGATGGGCCAAACGACGGCTTTTTGCTCCGTGTTCGCGTAGCACTCGACTCCAGTGACCCAACGACAAAGAAGCTGGTCAGAAGCCTCGACATGGGCAACACGGTTGGAATGTCGATCGGTGGCTGGTTTACAGAGATGGAAGTCATCACAAATGATGACGATGAAGTGGAGAGAATGATCATCCATGCGGTTGATCTGGACCACCTTGCCACGACCAGACGCCCGAGCAACCCGGATACTTGGATCACAGAGATGCACCGTTCTGTGCAGAGTCTGATCCAGAATAGCAGGGAGAAAACCGCAGGGGTTCGGGCCAGCTACAGCGGGGACTCCAACGGAGAACGCGCAGATCACACCGACTTCGAGCCGCACATGATGTACGACCCGAAGACTGGTGAAGAGAAGATGGTGGAGACCTACGAGGAGCACCTTCGGCTTGCGGACCTTGGCTGGACGCACCAAAAGCCAGAAGAGGAAGAGGAAGAGGAAGAGGAAGAGACGCAGGAAGTGCCGGCAGAGGGTGAGAAGAAGAAGCACTACTACAGCCGTTCTGCAACCGCCTTCGCCAACCTGCCTGTCGCCCCAGCAGAGATGCCTTTCAAGGGATCGAATGTCTCAGACAAGCAGATCAGGAACCACATCCTCACAATGTTTGAGACCAAAGAAGGTCCGGGGTGGGCAGAGCTGAGGAAGGCAAATCTCTGGTTCGACGAGGCAGACCCGGAGAATGTGGATTCATACCGGTTCCTGATTGCGCGGCCTTACGACCCGGATGACCCGGAAAATGCGCTGACGGAAACGGGCGACCTTCATGTTTTCAAGGATGCTGTCAGCGCCTCCATGGAGGAGCTTGAATCTGGCCCGAATCTTCCGGAAGAAGATGTTGTGGAGTGCATGGAGCACGCGCAGAAGTACATGGAGAAGTGGTCGGGCGAGGAAGAGGGCCTGGAAGAAGAAGAGATGAAGGGCGGCGGGTACTACAAGAAGAGGGCCATCAGCAAGTTTGAAGACTTTGACTTTGCAGAGCCGATGGATTCCTCTTGGAGCTTCGACCTCAAAGCGCAAGATGCTTTGTTGTACGAGGGTCGGGAAGAGGGCGACCCGGATTGGGAGCGGTATGGCCGTGCTCATGTCTATGTGGACAAGAGCAGAGCCGATACAAAAGCAGGGTACAAGCTCCCAATCGCAAAGCTCGAAAATGGAAAGATGCTTGTTTACTGGAAGGGCGTTGTTTCAGCGATGGGCGCTGTAAACGGTGCGAGAGGCGGCGTTGACATCAGCGACGCGGAAAAGAAACAGGCATACGAACACCTTGCCAAATACTACGAAAAGGCAGACAAGGAAGCCCCTGCGTTTTCCGGTCGTGCTATCGTAGATGAAACCGTTAGCCCTGTTCTTGACAAACAGGTGCAGACGAGCCAAAGTTCCCACAAAGAAGTAGACGCACATAGAGGCGCGACAGGGATTCTCACCAAAACCAGACCGGAGGGTCAACCAATGTCCGACCACACCACCAGCGAGGCTCCGCAGCCCGCTGAAACGGAGCAGGTCACGCTGGAAGCAATCGCTCGGAGCCTTCAGGCTCAGACCGAGCTTCTGAAGGCTGTGGTCGCTGCGAGTCAGCCCGCCGCCGAGCGTGCAGTCCCTGAACCTGTTGCCGCAGCACCCGACGAAAGCGAAGCTCTCAGAGGGCAGATTGCAGCACTCCAAGAACGCGTTGCCATCCTCGCTGCTGCACCGCAGCGCGTTGGTCGCGCAAAGCGCCTTGCCCCGCATCACCTCGATCGCACCACCGGCACCTTTGGGTCGCTGGTCCGCAGCATCGAGACTTCGATGGGCGACACCGCACTTCACGCAGTCTGCAAGCGCCAAGCAGAACGACGAGACGCTTCCAACAAGGATCTCCCCACCCGTGGTGAGTTGCTGGAAGACCTCCGCGCAGTCCTTGGTGCAGCCTTCGCAGATGGCGTCATTTCCGATCCCGACACCCGTGCAGGCTGGAGGTAATCATGTCGAACCCCGTGAGCCCTCAGTGGGCCAATCTCGATGATCGCCGCAAGGCCGCGTTTGAGCGTGCGATCAATGTCTCCGGTGCAGGCAGCGTTCTGGTCCAGAACTATGTCAACCGCATCATCCAGCAGCTTTCGATCCGCGAGTTCGGCGCTCTTGGTACGATGGATCGCCGCCCCGGTCAGGGCAAGCAAGCCGTCATCAACAGACGGACTTCCTCGACCATGACGGCTGCGAATGTGTGGGTGAGCGATACCGCAGGCCTGACGGAATCGACCGGTTCCTACGCGCAGGCGACCTTCGACTACCAGACGCTTGCCACCCGTGGAAAGCTGACCCGGAAGATGCGTGCCATTGGCCGCAGCTATGTGGACATTCTCGCAGAAGAGATGACCATGAAGCTGGATGACTTCAACGACTCGCTTGAGTCCGCGATGTTCATCGGCAACTCCGGCGCGATCTCCACCCAGATCGACGGCCTTCTCACTCAGATCACCGGCTTTGGTTCGAGCCAGTATGTCGCCAACACCACCGCTGTTGGTGGCGATTCGCTGACTCTCTCCAAGCTGGACGAAGCAATCGACGCAGTGAAGGGCTCCGCATCCCGTTCCGACCTTGCCATCTACGGCTCGTTCGCTGGCATCCGTGCCCTCAACGCTGCGCTTGCTTCCCGTCAGCGTTTCGACTCCATGGTCGAGATTGCTGCCGGCTTCCGTGTTCGCAGCTACGACGGGATTCCGCTCATCGTCTCGACCGGCGTTCCGGACGATTCGCTTGGTGCCGCGACCACCGGTCAGATCCTCGACATCACCGGCGAAAGCAGCAACCCGACAACCAGCTTGGTCATCGTGAACAAGCGGTACAACTGGGTGGAAGAGCTGACCCCGACCACGATGATGCCGCTGGCTCGCGACGACAGCCAGTACGAACAGTTCGACCTCTTCTGGGATGGAGCGCTTGTCTGCTCCAACACCAAGGGTGCCTCGCTGCTCACGATGATCAAGACCTGATCGTCGTCGCAGTATGCGGCATGGCCCTCGGCTGATTTTCAGTCGGGGGCTTTCTGTTTTGATCCAGTCGTGATACAGTCTCCGAAAGGAGTGCTGATGTCAGGTATCCCGAGAAAGCCACCGGAAGAGGGCTGCTACCGTTTCGTCGTCACCAACCGGCAGATCCATGCGGAAGGCTCAGATGTCTATCCATTCGAGTTCATTTCGTATGGCGAAAGAAAAATGAGCCGTGTGATCTACATTCCATGGCTTGAGAAGAACCAACACTGCCTGTTCTTCAACACAAAGCCAGCGTTCGACAGAGCGTGCGCAGAAGGGTGGCAGGACATTACGCAGCAGTGGAAGCAACACCTCGAAGAAAACAAGGTGGGCCCGACCACCGAGAGCCAGCAGGCAATCATGCGGGCGTTGAGCACCGCATGGGAGAGCAAGTCTGATATTGTCGCCAGAAGCCAGATCGCTGACTCCGAATGGCGTACTGCAATCAAGACCCTGATCGAAAAAGGGCTGGCTGAAAAGAAGGGAAACACAAACCGAAGCTATCGGTATCGCTTGGCGGAGTAGAAGATGGCCAGTCTCACATCGAAGGAAAGTGTCAAACGGGCTCTTGGGATTCCCGCTGGCGTAACGATGCACGACACCTACATTGAGGAGTTGTTGGTCGTTGCGGACGAGCAGATCATTTCCTTCTGTGGGATGTCAGGCATCACTGCTACAACCGTCTCGGAGACATACGACATTGGAACGAGGGGAGAAGACTCGTTGACCCTTCAAGGGTTCCCAATCACATCTGTTTCCTCTGTCGTCTCAGCAGGCCAAACGCTCACCAGCAGCCAGTATTATGTCGACAGCAGGTCTGGAACAATCAAGCTCACCTCTGCTGGGGCGTACTGGCCAGAGGGAAAGCAGGCTGTCAAGGTCGGGTATACTTTCGGGTATGCCACCACACCGGCAGACTTGAAGCACGCAGCTACGATCCTGACCTGCCAACACTTCAACAGCACCGGTCACGCTGGCTACTTGCAGGAAGCGGCGGGCGGGTATCGCTACAAGATGGATTCTTACGCGATGCCACCAGCGGCAGCGGCAATCCTCGCACGGTACAGGCGAATCTTTCCCAAAGGAGACTACCGATGAAGTTTTTTCGAGCAGACTGGGCTGGCGGCACGGTGGAGCTGGAAGGAAAGAGACTGAAGCCTCAAAAGGCAGGCTCAGTCTACATTCTGGAAGCGCATGCGAAGCACCGCGTCTCCCTTGTTGGACTTGGCTGGCGGGTGCTGTGTGCCCCCGTAGGCGTTTCAGGCAAGCCCGCCACGGCTGCACATGGGCCAACCACGCAGAACGCAGCCAGCGGGCCCTCACGGGCCGCTATGGCGCTGTCTGGCAACGCCCGCACGGTAGCCCGCGCCGTAAAGGCAGGAAAAATGGATGAACTGCTTGTGGAAATGCTGGATCTTGAGAAAGCAAAGACAAGCGGCAAGCGTGTCACTGTAATCTCGGTGATCGAACGCAGAATCGAGGCGATCTCAACATGAAGGTACTCGTCACAGGCGGCTGTGGTTTCATTGGCCAGCACCTTGTACAGATGCTCGTAGACAAAGGAGAGCGCGTCCTTGTCTTGGACATCGAGGACCGTTGCGCAACTGGCTCTGTCCGTGTCCGAGAGCTTGTAGGCGAGGGAATGTTCCATGGAGATGTGTGCGATCCAGCGATCGTCGACACTCTCGTTTCTTCTGTGGACATTGTCTTCCACCTTGCCGCACAGTCGCATGTGGACGCGAGCATCGCAAACCCGCTGGGTTCCATGTATGTCAACGCAGTTGGAACACAGATCGTTGCCGCTGCTTGTGCGAAGCATGACACCGCACTTGTCTACTGCTCCACGGATGAAGTCTATGGAGACAACTATGTAGATCACCCTTCTGGTGAATACATGACTCTCAATCCGAGCAGCCCGTACAGCGCGGGAAAGGCTGCTGGCGAGTTCGCTGTACGGGCCGCAGCAAGAAGCCTCGGCCTCGAAAGGTGGGCCATCACAAGAGGGTGCAATGCGTTTGGGCAGAACCAGTACACCGAGAAGCTGATTCCGATTGTCTGCAACCTGATCCAGCAGGGCAAGCCGGTCACCATCCACGACAATGGTACGCAGATTCGGCAGTGGATCCATGTGGAAGACTTCTGCCGTGGGCTGATGACCGTTGGACGCCATGTGCTGTGCGGGGCAGAGAAAGTCTGCCCCATCTACAATCTCGCAGGCCCAAGAAGAATGTCCGTGCTGGACCTTGTGGTGCGATTCCACCATGTAGCAACCGGCAAGCATGTTCGAGACTTCAAGTCCATCTGCAACTTCGTCGGTGGCAGGCCGGGTCAAGACTGGAACTACAACATCTGCGACAAAAAGATGCTGGCAGGCTTCGGTTTCAAAGCAAAGCGAGACATCTGGTCGGAGAAGGAGATCCAGCTACTCCTGAACCACTACGGCTCTGACAAGGAGTTGATGATCTCGGACTATTCGAATGTGGAGAACAAACATGCTTCCACTGGCTCGTAATCAAGACTTCTACGGGTTTTTGCCGTGCAACAACAGCGAGAAGACCCTGCGAGACTCGCTGCACTACGCCAACACCACATTTCTGCTCTCTGGCAAGCCGCAGAAGTATGGACGCACAGATGTTGTCTCAGCCCAAGGGGATGTTGATAGCTTCCGCATCCCTGGAGGAACGGTCGTATGGGGGCACGACGACAAGAAGATGGCAGAAGAGATTGTGGCAGCGGGTGGCTTCGTTGTTGTGCTCTCCAAGAAGGCTCTTGGGCGAAAAACAAAGGCTGCTGTAGACTCTCTCGTCAGGGGTGGCGTAAAGGTCTTTGACCTTGCCCAAATCAAGAAGCCGCACCGGCTTGTCTATGTGGCTGGGTGCCCGGTCATGGAATCGTACCGTGAAGTCGATGGGCTCAAAGCGTTCCACACGCTGCCGATGCCTACTGTCGAAACAGAGAAACAAGAACAACAAGGGGTGCCTGATGCACGGAACAGTGATGGAATACCTGCGCAAGATGAAAGCCCGCTACCCTGAACACTTCAAGGGTGGTGTGGTGCTGGAATACGGCAGCAGGGACATCAACGGAACACCACGGCCACTTTTCGACAGTCCAGAAAAGTATGTCGGAATCGACTGCCACGAAGGCGCTGGCGTGGACTGGGTTGGCATCTGCCACGAGTACACGGAGATGGAAGAAGGCTCATGCGATGTGGTCGTCTCGACGGAGATGTTGGAACACGACCCGTATGTCGAGAAGACAGTCGCAGCAGCGTGGAAGATGCTCAAACCCGGTGGCATCTTTCTCGGGACCTGTGCTGGAAGATTGCGTGGTGCGCATCATCTGGAAGACAGCCCGACCCCCGGCTACTACGGTGGAGTGGACCCGGAAGACATCAAGGCATCATTGGCCCAAAACGGCGAGTGGAGCATGATTGAGGCATCATTCGTGCGCGGTAGGCTCGACACGACTTGGTGCGCAGTCAAACAATGAACCGCAACATCGAAAGCAGGGAGCAGGTGCTTGCTCTCGCAGGCCGGTACAGGACCATCATTGTGACTGGTCCGCAGAGGTCTGGAACGACCGCTGCTTCACAGATGATCGCAGAGGATCTGGGGTACGAGTACATAGACGAGGCACATCACGCGAATGAGATGGCCATGCTCACCCGTGTGTGCCTTGGTGCTGATGGCCTCAGAGATGGTGGCTTTGTTCTACAAGCACCTGCCCTTTCTTGGTGCATTGAGATGCTGCCGAGGGTCGGGTCAGTGATCGTGGTCTGGATGCAAAGAGACAGGGCCGCGGTCATTGCCAGCCAAGACAGAATCGGATGGACGAAGCAATGGGAGAGAGTTGAGCTTTCAAGGTACATCACCAAGTGGGGGTGTGATGCTCAAGAAAGGGTGGTGGACGCAAAAGTAAGAACATGGGAGAAGAAGCAGCGCAGTAGGATGAGAGTAGACACCGCAACTCTTTCCTACGAATCAGAGTATTTCCAAAACCATGATCGCTTCTTGGTCCAAGAAAACCGCGACTACTCTCACCCAAAGCAGAAAATCCCATGATTACGACCTCCGCAAACAGGTACATGTCTGTTCTCAGGCAGACCTCCTTCATCATGGATGCAGCTTCTGCCGCAGCAACGATGAGTGTAGACCGCTCAGTCGCTAATCAGGTCACAGGCACCTATGCGCAGGTCGTTGTTTCTGGCGGGACAACAGGCAGCGGCACGGTAACGATCTCTGGCACTGATACTTCTGGTGCCGCCACCAGTGAGACGCTGACATACACCAGCAATGGAACCA